GTCTTCTCCACAAGGTCATTATAGAGCTTAGTGATCTTGTTCTTGATCCTCTCAAGCTCCAAGTCGTAACTTGTGTCGGCAAAGGCTGTCTCAAGTGTCATCATTTGATTTCTGTCCAATAGATATTGTAGTAGACGATAGTAGTGCCACCTGTCGTTGTCACCTAGTAGGACCTAATTCCATTCCCACGGGTCTCGTGTTCCTTTACCCAACGGTCATGAGCAGCCACAAAGTTAGGATCAGACCCATCCAAAAGAATAGTTGGCACAGAAAGTGCCTTCTGCGCTTTTTTACCACAGTTTTGACAATTCGCTTTGATGTTCCGTTCATCCATAGACCTAAGCTCTTCCTGAGAGTGGCTACAGAATCCACAAGTGTAATTATAAATTGGCATTTAGTTTCCTCTAATCATTTCAACAATGTCTTCATGTGTAGTTGTATTGTCAACTAAATGGACATGTTTACAATTATCAAACCTAAATTCATCTTTAGTCATAATTAGTGTCCTTGGGGGGTCTTTAAACTTTGCGTTAACTTCTTTCTTTGTCTTAAGTTCCTCTAGATGATCCCATCGACCTACTTGATCACATATAATAGCAGGGATTGGGAGAGAATTTTTTTTAGCTATCCAAAGTCGGCATGTACCATATCTACCAAAGGTTCCCTCCTCAATAGAATTACAGAATATCGGATTTCTGTACCCCTCCTCCTTAATGGAAGCTTCGAGACGGGAATAATAACTGCATTTATCTTCAAGTTTTTTATACCAAGCCGCCTCTGGTGTAACAGGGCGAGAACCATAGTTTCCTATAGGTTCGCCATATAGTGGATTAGAAACTAAGATTCGATCTGAGATGTCACCAGTGGCAATCACCCCAAACCGAATCTTATATTTCATTATCCGCTACGTTTAGGTAGACGGAACAACAAAACAAACACCAGAGGTATTACGTAATTCACCCACACCGTAGATGGTGTCGGACGTAAACAAGTCCCCAAGGTATTCCTGTTTGTACTGAGTCTGCGAACGCACACCCATCTGCTCAACCAACGCCATAGCGTCTTTATGAAGCATCAGGCCTACACGATGAGTCGTGGAGGTGTCGGCAGCAGTCTCTACTGGGCAGTTGGAGGACACAAATACGTCAATGCCGTAAATGCTACCAATCTTACCAGTTTTAATCGCAGCACCATCACCGATATACTGTTGTTCAGTAAAGCGGTTGATACCAAGCATGTCATTAGCCGCAATGGGCGGAATGACCAAGCAACGACTGTCCATAGGGACATCGACATTATCCAACTGTAGGATCATCTTACGAATACCTGCATCGGTAATGTCGGATGCGTTACCAGTATTGGTATTTGCAGTGGGATCATAAGCCGTGACACCGTCACCACCAATTACACCTGCAACCCAAGTATTGGCACCCGCTGTACCCCCATTGAGAGCTTCGGCCTGAATAAACAGGTCATTATCAACCTGCGTAGCCAGTGCGTAACCAGCATCGTCGGTGTAGAACCGGCGAAGCGAGGACAAAGCCTGAACTTCGGTGATGTCTTCAATCACAACCGAATATTCATAATGTTTGTCGATGCTCAGGTTTACCACGGAATGCGTGTCTCCCTGGAGGGTTACTTGAGTGTTGGCCGCTTTAGAATTGGCCGAACCACGAACCGGTGCGGGGATATGAATGGTATCCCCCTTCTTACCGCTGTGGTTAATTTTCGTCACGCAGTTACCAAGAACCAAGTTCTTTTTGTAACCTGCAATGACTTCGTCAGACCACAACTCCGGAATAAAATTCGCGGCAGTCGTTACAGTCTGTTGTGCAGTACCCAAACCCATGTTAATTCTCCTTTAGCTTTACTAGGGATTATTTGACTCGACCATCAGCGTATGCTTGGAGGATTTCCTCCTGTAATGATTCATAACGCTCAGGGTCACTATTTTTAAGTCTGATTAGATCAGCCCTACGGTAGATTTTCTTACCGGCTGTGGATTCAGAGGAAGTCCTTGAGACACCTTTACCGGCCTTAAGAGCTTCTTCTCTCTTAGTGGCCTTCTGTGCTTCGGCTTCGTTAGTATTTGTAATCAACGCTCGTTCTTTATAGTTGCCTATAAGCTCTTTGGCTGAGTTCAAATCATAATTATGAGCCGATACGTATAACTGTGTCCGGATGGGGCTTTCTTTGACCCACTCCTGAAACTTAGGGTCTGCTACGACCTCAAGGTAATCAGGATGTGCTGCTTCAAGCTGTTGAGTTGTAGCATGTGCATGTTGCACTTTCTGCTGCTCTTCAAACTCACGGAACTTAGGATGGTTTTCGATGGCCTTTGTAACCGCTTGGTTAGGGTCATCGAAGAAATCTATATCCTCTTCAACTTCGTATTCTTGTGTGGTCCCGTTTTGATTAGTGGTAAGTTGCTGTTTCAGAATACTGTCTGTTAACTGCCTGAGTTCGCCTATCTCTTGGCCCTTACGCCCAAGTTCTTTTTCAAGATTTTCATAGGAGGAAACAACGTCCGCCATAGATTTACCTTGGAATTTCTCAGGGAGGGTTTGTTCTGCTTGAGATTGTTCCACTGCTGGAGTCTCTTCAATGTTCGCATATTTAGCCGCATCCTCAGGTGTTTCAACAGCTTCTTCAACAACTACACTACTCATAATACCAATCTCCGTCCCTATAAAAAGATTATGGAGTTAAAACATGTTGGGATTAAATTAATTAATCTAATTGATCCAACGCTAATTTAGTGGTCCTCTCAACATTAATAATCATGTTTAAGATATCCACTTGCCCTCTCCGTAAGAAGAGGGTCTTCTCGTCGTCTATGTTCTGTATTTGATCCAGGGAATTTGCCATAGAGGTTAACTCTTCTACGAAGAGACTCCAGGTGTCACTGGTAAACAGATCAAGACGCTTCTCTAATATCTCTCTGTCACTAAGCACTAGAAGCTGCTCGTGCCTTAGCCAAATTCAATATAGTCTCAGATTGAAGGTGAGTAACTTCCGGAACATTACGTGCCGTCTCTGACTGCATATTTGTTGAGGCAGTCCGGAGGTTCTCAATCTTAGCCATTTTCTCAGCCAATTCCATCTGTTTTTGGATCAGAGCGTCCTCGGACTGACCGTCCTCAATCTCCGACTGTATCTTAAATGCCTGTGCCATCTCCTTAGCCGCTCCAGCCTTCATTTCCTCAATCTCACTCTGCAACTTCATAAGTTCTAATTGTTGAACCATCTTCTGTAGCTGTTCCTGTTCGGGATTAGGCTGCATCGTCTGAGCAATTGCTAGCTTCATGTCGTCCCTATTGGACATACTTGAACTCTCAAAGATAGACATAAGAAGCATAGCGAATGGGGGAGTCCCTTGTTGCGTCATGGACAACAACTGGATCATCTGTGTCATCTCCAGTTCTTTGGCCATAATGCCCATACTGGAGTAAGCACGGAATTTATAGTCCCCTGCGGGGTAACGATCCGGAGCAAACTGGATGTATCTCCAAGCTGCTTTCTGAATAAATGGAATCAGGAAGCTCTCTTGGAAGTTCATAATGGTGCGCTTCTGACGTTTAATCGAAGCTGCTTGGAGCATAGACATCCCACTTGCTGTAGAATTACGTGGGTTTGAGAAGTTAGAGTTAGCACTGTCCATAGCTCCAGTACCCATTTGAACCATACGTTCTAGTTCAGCCGCCTCAGTGAAGGTTGAATTAGCTACATTACCAAACGTAAGGGGCATAAGGGTCTGACGAGGGTCCCCATTGGTAAGGATCGTCTTACCTGGTTTAACTTCAAACTTGACTCCCCTAGGGAGCCTTGTGGCGTCCACACCCATCATAGGGTGCGTAGTGAGTGCCAAAGCGTCTATGCGAGCCCTAAGTTCAGCGTCAAGGGCCTTCTGAGCATTGTAACCCTTCTCTGCAATACCTCGACCCCAGAACTTATTTGGTACGCGGTCTAATTGGAAAGCAACAAAGGGACGATCACCCATAAGGTACGGGTTAGCTACTGACTTAAGGACTACACTGTCATTGGCAATTACAACCATTGCCTCCACAAGTTCATCAGAATCGTAGTCAAATTCATCCCCCAAAGAGGAGTCTTTTTCATCTAGGAACTTCTTAGGGACCCTGCCCCAGTACTCAGTAATTTTAACCTTATCGTCGTCGGTACTTACTGAGTTATCCTCTTCGTCAAAACCTAAGTCAACCTTATCGAAGGAACCAATGGGCTTGTCTTCATAGAGCCCGTCCCGGATACCCTCCATAATCTCGTACTTAGGTTTAATTACAATCTGTGCAACTCCTAGAGCCTCATCAATCTCAGTGGCTGAGGGATCAATAGCGAACTCCTGAGGTGTCAAGGGGTCTAAAGTGATCACAACACGATCATTTTCAAATACGACAGTGTCCGTGGTGAAAGTATTTGGAATAGGGGTTTCACCTAAAGACTTCTCTGGTTTCTCTACGACATTAATTTTACCTAACCCAGTACCATAAATAGCTGCATTAAGAAGAGCCTCAACAATAGCTTCTTTGACTTTAGCTCTGTCGAGGTCCTCCTGTAGGTTCTTTTTAATCGCGTCAACGTCTTTAGGGTCTGTATCGGCCACATCGTCCCGTAGATCAAACCACTGTTCCCTACCAAAGATAGCTTCCTCAAGTTCAGCTACAATGGACTCAATTGCCTGTTGTGTGGCCGGGGAGATAAGACGGGAGTTTTCCGAAGAGCGTGTCTTGTCCTCAGAGGACCAAATACCACGCCAAATACGGTAGTATTCATCCCATTTCTTCTGGTAATTTGTATTACGATGGTCTTCCCATTGGGAGACTCGACCTATAACCCAGCCACTTAAAGCGGCCTGAGGGTCATTATATGCGAGTGATTTAGTATCCAGCGACATTATCGAAAGGTTCCCATTCATCTAAATCTATTGAGGAAGCAAAGTCCGCTACAGAAACTTGGTCAATGTAGGCCAAAGAGTCCAGTAAGTCATCATGAGCGAGTGAGCTTGGGAAGTCAAGCATCTGTGATATAAAGTGATGGTTCCACTCCGCTTTCCTAAGTTTAAGTCTTCCATGCTGTAACCTCCCTTGGAGAGCCCATACGATCCTGTCTTGTTTCTTTTTACCGCCGTGGGTAACGTCTGTGATATTAACCCAACGACCTCTGGATCGCATTTCGTCTTCGAGATATGGCATGATGGCATTCTTCAAGGCTCCCGCTTCAATTCCTACTGTGGTGGCTTTGACTTTCTCTGCTTCGTCCAAAATGATCTCAGCAGTCTCTTTAATCCCCCACCTACCATGTAGAATATCCCTAACTAACCATTCGTCCTGTATTACCTTAACTACACTTATGGCTGTCTCGTCCAATCTAGAGGACTTAAGCCCTCGGTCTTGATTAGTCTTCTCGTAACCTGCTGGGTCAACCGACATAACATAATGACCGGAGTGAGTAGGGTTCTCTAAGTCAAAGGCCTCATCGTCTGCGTAGGTAATCCACTCCTCCTTAAATACCCCTCCAGTGAAGGACTCAAAGGTGGCCTCAAACTCTTGTCTGAAGGCCTGAGTGGACATAGAACGCTTTGCTGCTTCAATCTCCTTCGGATCAAGAAAAGTATTGTCCGTAGAGTTAAACTGGAATGCGTCCCACTCGTCTTTATTTTCCTCTAGTTGTGCATCTAACCACAGCTTATGAAAGTGATTCTTTCCCGCTGGAGTCCCTATAAATAACGCACCACCCTTAACGTCGGCCAAGGTTGGCCTGAGGATCATCTCCCAAACCTCTGGCTTCATAGAGGCATATTCGTCCATCACTACGAAAGATAGACCTACACCACGTAACGTATCTGGTCGGTCACTTCCCTTAAGGTATATTTTGCGGTTATTAACTAGCGTAATCACCGCAGTGTTCTCATGGGTAGTCTTAATTACGTCATGCCCTATCTCCTTCAACATCGACCAAAGGATGTCCTTGGCTTGTTGGAATGTAGGGGCAACGTAGAAAACATCTTTGTCTTTAGATTGGAGCGCCTTGATGATTAAAGACCAGGCAGCTAAATAACTCTTACCAAATCTACGGCCACAGGAGGCTACTTTAAATCTTTTTTTACTGTTGAATATCTGAAGTTGGGCCTCATGGAGAGTGACATTAATATCAGTCACGAACTTCTGTCAATCACTTCGGCCTCAATGGTCTTAAATTCTTTTTCTTCGTTACGCTCTATGGCCTTTACGGACTCAACAATAATATTAATCCCAAGGTCCTCATGTTCATGCTTAATCTCTACTGCTTTTGAGACCGGGATAATTCTATCTAGACACATCTTAAGGCAATGTCTGTCACCCTCCAGGGCCATCTCTATAACTTTATCTACAATCTCTGGCCCTTTAGAGGACATTAACTCCCTAGAGAGTTTAGTAAACTTATTTGTCGAACCCTTCGGCCTCCCGGTTGGGTTCAGTGGCGGCATCCCTTTATATAAAGCTGGATTACCTCGTTTTGGTTTGGGCTTATTAAAAACAGACTCATCACTTGAGGAAGACATTAATCAAAACTCCTTAGACTTTACCCTTCTAAATTCTTCTCATTAGAAGGAAGACTAAACTCTCTACTTAAGTGTACTTAAGGAGCATGTTAAGTGATTAATGAAATGTTAAAGTTAATCATTAATGTTAACACATTGGAACTTAAGTGTACTTAAGTAGCTAACCTAATATACTTATTATAACATATTCAGAGACCAAAGTCAACCCTTCCTGTGGTAGCTCCTTTGGTAAATTATGCCCGAATTTCCACTTTTGTCAACCCCTGTTTTCTTTCTAATTTTAGCTTAGATTTGTTTTTTAATTATACTTATGGCTCCAAATTGCTTCCCATGTGGTCCTGAGTGTAATTATAATAATCATGAATCCCAAAAGGGTCCCCCCCATGCAACTCATGCACAAATCATGCCAAGTTGTCATGTGTTGAACGCATGGGGTCATGAGTGGTGCGCATGAGGAGCCATGAGAGTTGGCATGGTTCTTGCATAAGCAACTTATGTGCCACTTAGGACCACTTAGGTATGCACAAGGAGCATGGGGCTATGCATCTAGGGTATGCATGTGGGGTCCTAAGTGGCATGGGGTTTGCATAAGGGGGTCCGAAGTGGAACCGAAGGAGAAAGTGTACATGAGTATGGTTATCGAAGGACCACCAAGGACCACTAAGGACCACTAAGGACCACGACATAAGATAGGAATATCGACCAGGGGATTGTGTAAATAAAGTTCTTGACTAATCTGGAGAAATCTATATTTTTATAATCAGAGCAGCGGAAGAAACCAACAAGGAGAGAGAAAATGAAACTCAGTGAAATCATCAAAACCACAGAACAAGAAATCGACAAGCGCCGAGCCGCAGGGGAGCGCGTCGATACAACAGGAGGCGGCATGGCGTTTTCTACGGTAGTAGGTGAAGTCACCTGCCTTATGCACCCCGTACATTCTTTGAGCGGCTCCAACCGTCCACACTTCCGTACTTGGTTCAAACTAGATGGCAAAAAGATCAGTGCAGAAAAACTGGTAACGGCGCTTCGAGCTACCTAACCCACCACCCCATCGCGCACTAGCGCCCCTGGCCCCCGGCTCGAAAGAGTGGCGGGGGTTTCGGGGTAGGTAAACAAGGAGGAAGACAATGAACGCTAGATTTTGGCATTACGTCAATGGTGGGCTGGTAAAGATCACTATCAAGCCCGGACAAGAACTTTCTCATTCCACAAGCGAACAACATGATGAGGGTTATTCGTTCCAGGCCGCCTCATGGCGCTACGATGGCGCTCATGTTCAACGTGAGTGTACGGGGGGCGGCAAAGATTGTGATGGCTTCATATCGTACTCATACGATGCGATTTGCTCGGTTGATAAACTACATACCGATTGGAATAAATATAGCGAGGTTTATTATCCCACATGGCAGAACACGGACGCCCGCCAATATGATCAGTATGCCGAAATGATGAATTATTAACCCCAACCCCACCATCGCGCTAAACGCGCCCAGCCTCGGAAGCGAAAGCTGGCCGGGGTTTCGGGGTGAAAACTTTAGGAGAGAGACAATGGCTATATATAATACCGAAGCGTTACTTAAGACGATGCCGAAAGTAGCGGATTATCGTTTTAATAAAGAAAGCCGAGAATTAGAGGAGGTTGAAGTAGAGGTCCCCACCTTTGTAGACGCAGACGGCATTCTTCATGTTTCGATGGAGACCGAAGTGGTGGTCGGCGATTATTACGGAGAATTTACAGGGGGTTATCCATTCATTATAGAACCTTTAGAACTATGGGCTAAAAACCAAGGTTTGATCTGGGAATGGGTACACCCTGGCGCCATTGCGTTATTTGAGTAACTACCAGTGGCCACTTAGAGCAACCTGAGTGGCCAGGGGTAGTAATTTAAACAAGGAGAGTGAACAAATTATGACTTATACCAAAACACGTCGTGAAACAATGTTGACCATTTGGAAGTTTTCATATATACACCTTAGGACCCTTCGAGGTACAACGGTTAAACGGGTTTGGAGGTTTGTCTAATGACTTGGGAAGTAGTGGCGAATATATTTGACAATGATCAATGTGGGGACTGTGAGTATCTCATTCAAACCAGTGACCCCGATATCTCATTCCTAAGTGATGTACACTGTAGGGTCCTTGAGGGTGAATGTTTACCCGATTGCCCTAGTAATTGTCCTAAGCTAGAGGACGAATTAAAATATATTGAGGACTTAAACAATGTTAGTTAAAGAAGCTAAAGCGGTTACAGGTGGCGGAATTGTTTCCGG